CTCACCCCCACCGAGTTTGACCTCCTCTCCTTCCTCGCTGTTCCTAGCGAAGACTGACTTATTGTATCTGCCCCAGAAAAGAAGCATAGCTTCCTCCAAGACATGATTCTTTCTCCATTCATCCCTGTCCCTAGATGGAGTCTTCTCCAGTTCAACCCAGTGTGCCTCACATTCCTTGTAAAAGAGGGCAAGAGGTGACCATCCTTCCTGCTCGGTTATAAGTATATCCGGTATCGTCTTGGATATTTGCCCCATCACACCAGCATAGTCAGTCAGTGTGTAATACTCACCACCCATCTCCCTTGCTCCAAGCTTGGCCTCAGCCTCTTCCGCAGAACGCATAGCATCCTCAAGCTTGGTTGGGTCAGGAACTTGCCCACCAAGGATTGCTTTCCTTATCTTTTCCCAGGTGGACATATCTAATTCCTCCAGTTCCTCCGGGGTGTATTTATCATCAACAAGAGCCCTGAGCTTCCTGAATAAGTTCCTATCCAAGTGCTCCTTTCCAACGGAAGCCTCTATTATATCTAATGTCCTCCGATAGAAAGGAACAAGGGTATCAAAGTTCCTCTCAAGCTCTTGTGGTATGCTACTAAGTGCTATATCCCTTGTCTCATCATCAGTCAAGGGCCACAAGGCTTGGGCTGTGTGAGCCACAACACTTGTGATATCAATGGCTATACCCACGAATAAACCACCGAATGTCCAGCCAAAGAGTATATTCATAGGGTCATAAGGATTACGCTTCCTTCCGGTAATAAGGTAGAATAACTGGCCAAACATGATACCAGCCACAGCAAGCCCCATGATGTCATCAAAGGAACCCTTGGCCTCAAGCCATGTGGCATCACCAGATAATGCTTTCTTTATCTTCTCTGCTTGGAAATAGAGTCTCTGGGCATACCCCCTGGGGAACACAATAAGGTTCCATAGTGTAGTACCTGAGTTCCCCATTTCAATGATACCCCTGCTGGAACGCCTGTATTTGAAGTGGGTCATATCAGCTATCCTCTGGGCTATATAGAAGTTAGCCATATCAGCACCACTAAGCTCACGGAGTCCCCTGATACCAAGGTCAAAGGTCTTGTTAAGCTGACCAAGATAGTGACTGAGGACATAGTTCTGTTCAGTCTGCCTCAGGTGAATTGCCCCTGAATCTTTCAACCACCTCTTGACATTGCCATCCTTGATAAAGTTATCTGTAGCTCTTTTGGCCTTACCCAGGGAAGCCTTAAAAGACCAAAGCCTTGGATAATAGTCAGACCTCCCATAAAGATTCAAGGCATCAGCAAGCCTGTTCCACCAATCGGGAACAAGGAAACCCTTTTCCCCAACATGGAGCCAGTCTTTCCGAAGACCACCAAGCTGGCTTGTAAAAGTATCAAAGTATATGTTGGCTTTCTCTGATAGACCCTTAGGAAGTTTCCTCACCAAGGACTTCACAAGTTCTGTCCTATCTGGGTGGAAAAGAATAGACTGGAAGCTGTTCCTCAAACTCATGTAAGGTTCAATGAACACAGCAGCCATAGCCTGTCTCCACACTCTCCGTACAAGCCTGTCATACCACTTATACCCAAGACCTATATTCTGGACTCTTTCAAGCCATGTCTCAAGACCCTTCTCTATTGTTCCCCAGTTCTGGAACTTGTTACCAACCATGTTCCAATATCCAGCAAGGGTATCAAGCTCCGGCTCAATCCTCCACTGTATCTCCATCTGTTCAATATATGCGGCAAGACGAGCCAGGACATTCATGGACATTTTTCCTTCGGGGTACTCAATAGCTTCCCTCCGAAGCAATCTTCCTTCCCCACGCTTTGTCCTTAAACCCCGGCTCTTTACTATTCTCAGACCGGGGGCAGCAATAAGCCTCGGGTCAAAACCATGCTGGATAACACCCCAGTCCAACTTGTATAGGTAGTTCCATAGGTCATCCAAGTTCCCACGATTACGGATTTCAAGGGCTATCTTGAGCTCTTGTTCTTTGCCAGCTTCTACCGCATCAGGGAACTCCCTCTTGAGCTCCTCTATCTCTGGTACTACACGCATAAAGCGAAGATAGCGTACCACTGGTTTATAGGAATTATAGATAGCTTCTATCGTATCAGCCATGAGCATCTCATTCTCTGAAAGGTTATCTGGGTGCTCAACACCCTGGACTTCATTCCTTGCATTGAGCTCCTGTGATACCCTGCCCAAGGAAGACTCATCAGTACGCACACCCTTTAGGTCGGGGTCTACGGTTATGGCCTTGAGTACCTGTTCCTTGGCGGTTTCTGCACTAGCATTAGCAGCTTCCACTCTGCGGAGCATACTGTAGAAAGGAGCCCCAGTCATCTCTTCAAGGAACTGCATGAAGTACTCCATATCAAAAAACTCACGCATACCACTGAACTTGATAGACCTATCCGGGATAGCACTTATAGCCAGAGCTATCTTAGAGTCCGGGTCAATATCTTCCCAGTTCTTGCCCAAGATGTCTTGCTGCCTTATTCCTGCGGCCTTAGCCAAGCCTTTGAGCTCCTTTTCTATTTCCTCAATCTCTTCCTTATTATCATCTCTCTTAGCTTGCCTATATCGGTCTTGGAGCTTATTGATAGTATTAGACATTACCTCATTAAGAGTGTTAATCTTGTCCGGGTTCTTTACCCCCTCGGATATTTTCCTGTTTCCAAGAGCCTCCTGCACACCATCCCTTTCATCTGTCCAATCCATAACACGGGGTCTCCTGACAGGGGTAATAGGGTCACTCTCCCGGTAGGGAACTATATACTCAAACCCAGGTTCAAGAACTTGAGGAGACTCACTAAGAGGAGTTTGCTTGGTAGCTTCTCCTATTGCTATACCCAGATTCCTAGCTTGAATTTCCAAGGAATCCTGGTGGGGCATTGACTCTCGGAAACTCCTCACCTTCTCCCTTTGGACTTCATTAAGTTCATCCCAGTTAAGCTTAGCGGAAGTTTTAGCTATCCCAGCTTCCTGGGCTAATCTTTCCCTAGCTTCTCTGGATAGGCTGTCCCAATCACCTACAACGGGTTCAAGAATATTAGGGCTCTTCATTACCTTGTTAAGTTTCTTGACAGCAGCATCCCGGTTCTTCTTGCTCATTTCAAGCTCTTCTTCAAAGTCTTTGATGATAGACCTTTGCTCAAGTATCTTGGAAGGGAGGGAACCTTGCTTCTCCATATCCGCAAGGTTCTTTCTCTGCTTTTCCAATATTCCCTCAAGGTCTGCTATTTCATCATTATACCCAGCTACCCTTTCCTCAAGTTTGGTTATCCGGGTACTAACAGGCTCACTATCCTGAGCTTTCTCCTTTGCCTCTTCTACCTGTACCTGCCCTGTCTCTGTTTCAATGACTTTGGAAAAAGCTACTGCCTCGGCATGCTCTTCGGATAACCCAGCCTCAGTCATCTTGGCTTTGGTTGTGTCCATTTCCTCTTGGACATCCGGTGGAAGATTTCTCCTCATGCCCACATATTCACCACCCCCACCCAAAGCAGCCAGTGGTAGGGTAGCAATCGCTGCTTCAATAGCCACATCCGGTATGTTCTCCACAAGACTCCTGTTATCATCAACAGTCTTCACAGCAGCATTTTGCATGGATTCTTGGACTACTTCCTCAAGAACCTCAGATACCTCAATCTTGGTAGCAGTGCTCAGGATTCCCCTGGCTGATAGCCTCTTCACTACCTGATTAGTAATTTCTTTTTGAAGATTTTTCCTGAACATCTTCATAAACATGGGTGATATAGCTTTGAGCTCTATAAGACCGGGTATAACTTCCACAGCTCCTATAAGAGTACCTACACTTGTAGCCAGCATGGAAGCATTGTCCGGGTCAGCCCCACTTTCTATCAAGTCATCATAGACACCACTTACCTCAACTGGTGTTATTACAGCAGCCCCAGCAAGAGCTCCAGCCATAGGGTTCCCAGTAGTAGCACCAACAATGATACCTGTACCCAAGGCTACTCCTATTATCGGGGCAGAGCTTGCTATTACATGAGCATAGTACCAAGGGTCGGTGAGAAGCTCTGGATGTTCAACTGGACTCTGGGTATACTCTGGCTTGTCTTTAAGCTCAGGATGCTGCTCAAGCCAAGTTTCAAACTCTATTGTTCTGGCTTCCTGGTTTCTCTGGAGAGCTTCAATAGTTTCCTTACGACTTTGTTTCCACCCTTCAGCTGCTTCTTTCCCGAAGATAGACTCTTCCAAATGGGTCTTCTCCTCCAACCAAGCTGCAGTTGACTCAAATGCCTGGGGGATTACATTAAGGATACCACTCCTTACCCCATACCAAGCTTGGTTGAGAGCTTTATAGAAAGCATCCCACACATTCTTGAGGTCGGACTCTCTATCCTCATCGGACTCAAGTGGTCTACCATCAAATATACTCATAGGAACAATACCAGCCTCGGTAACTTTACCCATGAGCCTATCACCCACCCAAACGGTGTTATCTTCCCTTTTTGTAGCCGATACCATTGAACCACTGGAATCATCATAAAGAACTATGGATTCTCCCGTAGTTCTGGCTAGTTCCTCATGAATCTTCTGGATAGAATCTTGTGTTAATTCACCCTCCTCGGTTATACCTAAAGCTATGCTCCTGTCCTTGAAGTAAGATAACAGACCCTCACGAATCCTGGAACTAAGCTCATCCTGCTTAACATCCGGGGGATAAGCCTGCTGCAGTGCCTCACGAATCTCCGAGAGGTTTTTGGAGAAAGCCACAGTAGACAGGATAAAGCGGGGGTCTTGGCTAGTTGTTCGTAGGAGCTCCTCCAAGTCTTGCTCCGTGACATGAGCAAATACCTCCCCGGTGAGGATATCTTCCGGGTCTGCATGGAGAACAGCTTCCGAGAGTCTGGATAAGTAATCTATCTCTTCCTCATTAAAGTTAAAGCGAAGCTCAGGAAAAGTAGACATGAGTTGGCTCCTATCCAGTATAGGACTACCCTCCAGAGCTGATAGGATAATATCCGACTGTATCTCTGGGAGCACACTTGTTACCTTGCTCCTCCGGGCAAGTTCCTTGTATTCCTCCTCTACCTCCATAACATTCTCTTGGAATTGTTCCGGGGTAAAACCGAAATCCCAAGCCCCAACCTCCCAGGGAGTAACAAACTCAGCTACACCGGAAAGCTGGGAAGGAAGAGCACTACGCACGAATTTCTCTGCTGGAGAAGTAGCTTCCCAAGCCTTCTTGGAGAACTTAGCTTGATAGACCTTCTCCATCTCCCGCCTTTGCTGTTCAAGTTCACTCATCCTCTTCTTGTCTTCAGTTGTAAAAGCGGTAGGAAACTTGGGAAGTTCAAACAAACCCTGCTGTGTACCATTATTATTATCAGCCATTACTTAGCTCCTATCGTTCTTATAGAACCAGTTCCTATTGACTGCCTGAGTTGCTGGGGACTAAACCCTTCTGTCTCGGGGGGAGCTACCTCCGGGTTAGCCCTTGTTCTCTCCTCCGGGGCTCCTTCTGCCCTTTCCTTCATTATCCGGGACATATCCTCTGGTTTCCCTTGACCGGGCTCTGGTGCTCCAAGCTTGGACTCTAGAGCTTGGGCTGCTCTCCTGAATAGAGCTGCCTGTCTCCTATCCCCAGTCTTATCCAGATAATCCGCATGGGCATAATACCCGGCAATGAGCTCAAGTTCTTGTGACATAGGGTGGTCAAGTGTTCTATCTAACCGCCTACGTCTTTTGATAGCTTGGGGGTCATTAAGCTCATACACCTCTGTGATGATAGTATCCAAATCTAGGTGCTTATCTACCATGTTGGCTATATTACCCCTTTCAAGCCAATCTTTAGGGGTAGCCACGTTGCTTTCAACATCTATGACCGCATCCTTAAGAATGTCCGTTGGTTGCAATTTCTCAAGGAACTTGCCTCTGATGGTGAATGTACGCCCGGACTTCTTAAGACGGTTGAGCCAGAACCTGTCATGCTCAGATATTACAAAGTGTTTACCATCCATATATGGATAAAGAATCTGATTGGCTGAGCTACTAGCCAATAGACTCAAGGCATAACCGGATTGACCCTCTATCATTCCAAACAAGGCATCATTAAATCCACCCTTCTGGAGTTCACGCCTTTGTTCTTGCATGTGGGCCTGGACTTCAAGGGGAATCTGGATAGGCTGGACACGCTGGAGTCCACCCTCACCCACAGCGTAGTGGAACAGAGCCCCACGCTGACGTATCTGCTCTGGTGATGCTTGTGGCTGGGATGAGAACTCCTGTGTAATAGGATTCACACTATCCCGGAGAACCTGTGATACCATGCTCTTCCACTTGTTAAAAGATTTATAGACAGCCTCATTGACCTCAAATATACCACGACCCATGAGCTTCCTGTGGTCAAACCCGGCTGAACCACTCCCAATAGCTTTGGAAAGACTCCCTTTATCGGGGAAACCACCAACAGGCCCAACAAGAACCTGCATCTCAGGTCTGGGGATAAAATCAGTTACTGGTCTATCATTTATGAGGATTATGTTGTAAAGACCATCATTACCCTGATAGAAGCAATCATCAAGGGTTACTTCCCCGGATGGGGTGTTTGTTGTCGGATAGTCCCAGCCATTAGCCTCTGCCTTTAACTTAGCCTCAGACTCTTTTATCTTATAGCTATGAACACAAGCAACAAGCTTATCATTGGCATACCTTGGGTAAACATCATAAGGGTTCCAAATCTGGGCTTTGAGCAAGCCAGTGTCCACATCAAACATAGCTACGGAGCTATACCATCCAAGAACAAGCAAGTAGAAAGAAAGCTCATCTATGAAGGGTTGCCCACCACTGGAACGCTTCTCCCTGTCTATTACGTTCCACATATAGGAACAAGCACGATTTATCTTCGCCCTTCTGTCAAGCTCAAGAGCAGACTCGTTCTCCACGGGGGATGTATGGGATAGCTCCCCTTTTGTGAGAAGATAATGAGCCATGTTATAGAAAGTCTGGGGCTCATTACTTACATATGTCTCAAGCCCCTTTGTCTGGAGCAAATCAAGAAGGGTAAGGATTTCATACCATTTCTTGAACTTCTCATTCCTTGGGTTCCAAAACCTTTTCATCTCGGCAATATCGTTGCGAAGTTTAGCTTCTTCCTGTACTTCCATAATTTTCCTCCGTCATCTCCCGGTATCTTCTCATCAGGTCGGCTATCTTCCACTCCACCCTCTGGCAAGCATCATCAGCTCCGAATATCTCAAGCAAGAACTTTGCCTCCTGCAAACCCTTGATTCTCAACCTCAACACAGAAAGGCAATCTTCCTTGTCCATTACTCCTCCTAGATATTCTATTCTACGTCTGCTACCATGAGTAGTCAAGGGCTTTGCCCTGGAATCCCCTTGAACCCCCCTCTACTTTCTTGACAGCACATGCTATCATGAGTGCTATTGCGAGGTCATCAAATGTCTGGGCAGTAGGCTTCATCTTTATAAACCGATAGCCACGAATCTGCCTTATAAGGTTTATATCCCATATCCTTAAAGAGGGAAGTTTATCACGGAGGGCTGTTCTCATGTGCTCCTTTGTTTGTTCATTTGTCCACCAGCCAAGATTAGCTGTAACCTTCCCGGTAAGGAAGTCCCTCTGGCGGTAGATATTAGGATAGTTAGATAGGTTTGAAGCCTCTGCTTCTGTGTAACCACCAACGAGGGCAGCAAGAACAGCATATCCGGTAAAGTTCCTCTCCAAAGCTATCTCCGCTTTATTATACCAAAGACCAAGTTCCTTAAGTATTCTGGCAAAGGTGTTGGGTTCTACACGGCCCTGGAAAGTAGCACAGACTCTCCATAAGTCATCAAGGACTACCGCTGTTGAATAGCTCCCGGTGGGAGAACCAGCTGAACTATCAGCCCCAATGACATACCTTGTCTTCCCGGTAGTATCCGGTGGTATCCAATATTGCCAGCCACTCGGATGCATCGTTCCATCAATACACTCCTTAGCTTTCTCATTGAGAAGTACCTGGTCAAACACAGGGTCTCCGATGGTTATGAAACAGGATACCTCATCCTCCGGGTATTCCTGCCAGAATAAACCACCCTTTTCCGCTATCTTCCATCTCCTCCATCTTATCTGGTCTTCAGTAAGGTTATGTTGGTCAACAAGGTCTTGCTCCTCTGTGGTATAGGATAGCTCTCCCTTATCCTCCGGTAAAGCTATCTCCGAGCCAGCCTTGATACTGTACTCGGAAGTCCACCACCAAGGGAAGAAGAAAGGTTTATAGGGGCTTTTACCCTCCTTAGCTCTTATCCATGTCTGATAGAAAACATTGTCTTCACCATTGGGGGTACACTCAATCGTAAGTTCACCTGTAATAGGCACAGCATCCTCAACGGCATTGAGGATGGTTTCCCCATTCTCGTAGAAAGCAAGCTCCGATAAGAGGGCTTTCCTTATCGTATCACCACGACCAAAAGCTCTGGCCCCCGCTGTACCTATATATATGGAACTATGGAGTCCTGGGAATGTTTTCTCCGAACGGGATTCAGAGCCTAGCTCTGGCTTTGGTTCTTCCATAGTGTCATAATAGAATTGGACTCTATCAAGGAGTCTTTGGGTAGCCCTTGTCTCATGGCTTATCACAGCACACTGGGCATGGAACTTGGTTATACAGTCCATATACATATCAGCAAGTACACTACTAGACCATCCGCCTTGCCTGTGCTTGAGGATGATATTCCTCCCGGACTTATTGCGGTTGAAGAAAGACTGACCACGATTGAACTTAAAGGGGACAACAAGGCCCTCTTTATTGACTATATGAAGGAGCTTACCTATAAGACTGACTCTATCTATCATTTAGCCTTCTTCCCGATACCCAGTCTCCTCAACCAGTTCGCCCTCAATAGGTTCCTCCTGCTGGCTGCCTTCTGGTGTGGAGTTCTCATCTTTCCCATTGTTGCCCTCCATAAAGATTTGCTGGATACGTTGCTCCCAGGATACGACTTGGGTGGAAGCAATGGCATCAAGGTCGGACATGAGCTTGGAATAAACCTCACGGGCAAGATGGCTCTTTATGAGTCTGTACTCCCCGGTTTCAAGCTCTTCCTTCATCTTGGCAAGTATCTGGCCCTCCAAGAGCACAGCAGATAGCTGGTTATCCCTGCGTAGAGCTTGGATAGCCTCATGGCGGTAATCCTGTGTGAGCTCATCCCTTCTCCGGTGGATAGTAACGAATGTGGCTTGCTGCATCCAAGAATTGTAGGTTCCCCTGGTTATACCCGTAAGTTTTATAGCTGGTTGTGTATCCATACCAGCTATACGAAGAAGCATATATTTCCGCTTGTTAGGGGACAAACCCCTTAACTCTTCTTTTAGACTCATAGCAGGCCATATTTTACCATACTTGAGGCTACTGTGTCAATAAGCAAGATAATAGTTGACTTTTTAACATTAGTGTGATACCATTTTTAAGGATTTTAGTGAAAACACCCTTTTTAGGGCTCACTTCGGAGGGGGCAATCACGAATACTTTATATAAAATAGGCCACTTCCCGTAATTATATACATATATGTTTTTGGGTAATAAATATAAGTATAAGGAGTATCTATGAAAGCTTTAATAACAAGGACTAGACATCAATGTGGACTAGGTAGTTGCTGCCGGGGTAAGACTATTCCTCCAAAATCTATTGCTATATGCGTTGTTTTCCACAAGGAAAAAGGGTATAATACTGTGTATTACCACCCGGAATGTTATGTGGAAAGTATGTCTTCAAAAGTCAATGAGATGGTCAGGACATTGAGGGATAAAACCCAGAATAGACATAGGCATGGGCCTAGGGGTAGACCGAGGATATATCCTGATGAAGAAACATCCACTCTCGTTGGGAGACTGAGGTCTCTGAGATACCACCATTCCCAAACTGGGAACGAGGTGGAAGTAGAGAAGCTAAATAAAAGACTGGAGGAAATAAAAAAATGCCTGTTTATGATTTTAAGTGCCCCAAATGTGGGCTTACCATAGAAAAGATGCAAAGCTTCTATGCGAAAGCCCCCAAATGCCCGGACTGTGGGGTTGACTGTGTAAGGCTCATATCTACCGGGTATTTCCAATTTAGCCCATATCTCAGAGAACTTGGTGGGGACAATATGATTAGTTATTAAGGAGGACAATATGCTGGATAAACCCCACTGGGAGACGAATGAGGATGGTCTGAGAACATGGCATCCGGGATATGATGAACGTACCTGTGAGCTCTGTGGGGAAAAGTTCCTTTGCTCGGTTAATTGGGAGGGAAATATATGCAGTTATTGCAGAAAGAAAGGGGGTAAAAGCCATGCAGTCACTAACTAGGAGAATTATAGCTATAATATTCAGTTTGTCCGGTGCTGCTATCCTATCATGGTTAGCTTTCAAGGGTAGTGGTGAGGCACTCACAGCTTTGATAAGTATTGTAGGTACAGTCACAGGGTTCTATTTTGGTGCTAAGAAGGAGTCTCTATGAAGATAGTAATGATTGAGTGGGAAGATACAGCTTCCTATGGGGACAGGTGGATGGAGAAAGAGGAAGCCTGCTTCAAAACAACCCATCCTATAATCTCAATAGGGGTATTATACCAGTATGATGACAAACAACTGAAGATATTCCAGTCTGAAAGCGCCAAGAGTAAGGACTATCATAATGTCCTTGTCATCCCCAGGAAGTGTGTAAAGAGGCTCCGGCCACTGGGTACTGTGAAATATCGGGAAGTCATCATTGGGAGGGAGGAAACATGGCCCGGTGAAATAATACCCCCTATGTAGAAGCGGGGGAAAGTGGGCAAATCCCACGCCAACTGGAACTCACACTGGATATATTCAGAATCCAGAATTAGGGATATACCAATTTTTCTGAGAGAGTAACTTCGCCCCTAAAATCGTTGGTGGTTCAGACGGTGGGGGGTATACCCCCGGCTTTGTTCTAGGATTGTTGAAGCAGTTTTATGGGCATAAGAAAGGGGCTGTATCCTAGCTAGTATAGGACACAACCCCCTTTGGTTTGTGGTGGTGCTATGCGGTATATTCAGTGCCGGTATAGGGTTGGCGGATATACCCCTCACGTTCCAAGACACGAGAAGCGCTATCACCGTTTACCGGAATGTTCAGGTGTTCACAAGCTTTGCTGGCAGAAGTGAAGTTCCCCACAAAATCATTGGTAGTGCCATTGAACTTGTAAACTGAAATAGCCCGTTTGCTTACTTGGGGCTGGTTGTTACCGCTTGAGGAGACCGTGAAAGCTTTGTTCAGGGATACTACCCACTTGAAGCCCTTAACCACCGGATACCGGACTTCTGTATGCTTTGTGCCATCTTCGGCGGTTATCTCAACCTCTTGTGCGTCTTGGGTAGTATCCTCCTCTTCCACCTCCGCCCACCGGATATAGATATTGCTTACATCCTCTGGATGGGGGAGCTTGGCAATAAGCTTGTCAATCTCCTTGGTGAACTTCTCCTTAGCGGCGGCCTGTTCAGCCTCCCTTTCCCGTAGACTTAAGGCATTTGAAACTAGTGTCTGGAGACTTTCATTGTTGGGAAACTGCTCTTGAAGCTTTTTCAGGTCATCAAGGGACATGGTTTTAGTAACATCATTTTCCATTTTGCACCTCTTATTCAATTATTAAAGTACGGGGACAACTAGCATTGCCCGTCATTGTCAATATACTATACCTCGTGCCTAGATGTCAAGCGTAGTTTACTATTAACCTGATTATAAACCTGAGGCTGGTCGCTATTAGTCTGCCTCAGTGTACGATTAGAACGCATGTTCTATCAGGCTATTCATGTAGGCTATTTGATATAGATATTGATTATGCCTAGCAGTAGGCGTAGACTTACAATATGCGGATAGCTACTATGAAGAGAGGGGAAATCAACGCAAGGTTGCCTCAATATCTTTGTGGCAAGCCATCTCTTCCTTGCGGTCAAAGGAGGAAGCATTTGGTATGCAAGTGCCCTCAATGTATGCATGTGGTTAATACTGCAAGGCTATCCCTGGAGCAAAAGAGAATATTCCTTTATTGCTCTATTAATGAAGTGGGAAAGGAGGTGTAGCAGTGATAGTTCGCTGGAAGTACCCGGAAGTATCCAGGCGAAGAGCACCCAGGGATTTTCGTTGTTCAGGCTGTAGTTCCCTGATTGTGCGAGGCAGTTTCTACTATCGCTATAATCATGGTAGATACTGCTTTTCCTGCCACAAAAAGTTTAAGGAGGAATAATAATGCCCTGCAGTACATGTAAAAAGAATATGGGGATGTATGTTATGGGTGGTGTAGCCTATGTCCAGTGTAAGTCCTTGAAGCATGCAAGGTTCATGGATGAGATGGGCATGGACACACACCAGAATATCCTCAAGAAGTATGGACATAATGTACTCAAAGCCTCGGAAGAAACCGGGATGGAGTGTCCCAGTTTTGATGATGGCACATGGGATTACAAGAGGAATGCAACCCATGTTCCTAGGTGCAGGAAGTGTGGCCAGCGGGAAGGATTCTCAATACATGGGAGGTGCGATGTTTGTGGCTACCAGCAATATCCACCTAAAAAGGTGCAGAAAGTGCGGAATACCACTACTTCCAGGAGTAAATGACCACGGAGGTAGCTGGTGTAATCGTTGCCGTGATGAGTTCTGGGGTAGGGAGTCCATAAGGGGTAAAGATAAAACCATTACGGTTCTAACCCGGTAGTTTATTAGTCCAGCATCCACCCATCAGGTTATCTTGGTGGGTGGTTCTGGCTTAATAAGCCAAATAAATAAAGGAGGTGTCCAAGTGGCAGAGAGAGTCTATGACCCCGAGGCTATGGACAAAGCAGCTAGAGATGCTGAACAGGACTTGGAAAACCTTGATGCCGAGGCTGTGAAGTCAATGGCTGACTGGTTTGCCAAGTGGTATCTTGAAGCTGGTCACAAGAGACTGGGCCGATTGCTCGTTGGAATTTCTAAAGGAGGATAACAACTAAATGGATACCTGTAAATATTGCAGCTTACAATACCGCTGTCCCATAGTGAACAAGGAGGAATGTCCTATCAAGAGAACCTGGGATAGGGTAGAAGAGGCCAGAAGGATTACTTTTGTTCTTGGGTGTAAATCCGGGAACCTTGTTTTCAAGGTGGTTCATGTTAATGAGGATGGTTCCTTTGAATCGGTATGGACAGGTCAGGCCACTGCAATAGCTCAGAGTTTACAACTTGAGGAATCTGACTACTATCATTTCCATCCTATCTCCTACAAGATAGGGGAAGTATCCAGAGCAGACAAGGACTGTGAAAGAAGTTCTATCTATTGCTTTAGGTCTTTAGCTGGAGCTAAGTCAGCCTATCGTCTGGATGGCTATTCTCCTCTTGACTTTGAGGGAGGAGTCCTTGAGCCCTATGAGAGGAAGATGGGGGGTATTGCCATCCTCGCCTGTGTAACCTATGATAATGTGAGAGGTGCAAGCGAACTATCGGATGAGTGCCTCGTTGATGGTGCTGTTCTGCCCAAGGTTGTTGTGTGGGAGGGTTGGAGTGTGTAATGAGAGCATGTGAGATTTGTGGTGGCAAGAGGGGACAGACCCAAACAAAGGATGGTATCATTGCACACAATGACTGCAGGAAGAGGTTATCACCAAGTTATCTTAAATTATGGAAGGAGATGAAAGATAGGTCTTGATATGTATTTAGACTGGTAATCCATCCATACCTGAGGCAGGAGGAGGGTATCTTCCTGCCTCATAATGGGGGGATTAACATGAGCTGGAAAGATGAACCCACAGAAGAACAGAGGAAAGCAATAGCTCGTATCTGCATGAGGAAGGGTATTCGTGCTCCTCTGGAAGAAACCCCAAGGACAAGACTTGAGGCTCGTAATCTCCTCTACAGGGTATCGCACACAAAAGGAGGTGGTGTGTATAAGTAGATAGTTTATGACTGGTTAAACAGAGGAAGAACTAAAAACTATTACTAAGGAGAAGAAAAATGGAACAGGATGAGTTAATAAAATGGTTTCTTAATCTCCCGGAGGAAATGGAAGATGCAGAGCTTGACCCAATGACCAATGCTCCTGAAGAGGAAGAGGGTGATATTTATATTGGGACACTCTCCCCCTTGATGCAGAAGTTTCATGGGCTAAAGTCTGCTTATGGGGATGGGTCCAACAGGAGAGGCCATGCTAACCTCTTAGCCGGTAAGAAGCTTATCCCGGAGATGCCGGAGGAAGACAGGATATTCTTCTACAAGGCTAAAATCCTTGATAGAGTCTTCTGGGATATTGTAAACAGAGAGTATGTTGATGAGAATCCTCTGGCGGTAGAGGGTGCAATGACCTTGAGTATTTGCTCCGGTTATCGCCTCTTCCAGAGGAAGGAGGACTCCAATGACTCCAGAGATATGCTCCGAAGAATGATACTGGGTGGAGGGTAATCAGATGGCACAGAGCACTGTCAAATACAACTGTGGTTGTGGCTTCGTATGCTCCAAACTTGAGGAGGCAGTTGCTCATGTGGAGACTATGGGTCATACCATGAGTTGCTTGGGGAGAATAGTTCCTGATAATAAGGAGAAGAGGAGATGACTGCTAGAAGGAAGGCAGCTAACCCGGTATTTTCCAGGCCACCAAAAGAGAACCTCAAGATAAGGACTCCGAAGTTCAGTGGTCATGGGATTAAATGCTCCATATGTGGTGAGGGTGGAGGAACCTTGGTTAAAATATCCGATGGTGTGTATAGGCACTCCACTTGCCACTAAAGGAGGCTATTTGGTCTAGGCTATTGAATACCAAAAAGAGGTGTGATACTATGCTAGGCACAATACATATATAGGAGGTGTATCATGGTAGAAGAGGAAGGAATGGGGGTAGAGGATTTATCTGAAGAAGCCCCTGAACCCTCTTTTGGGGCTGAAACAAGAGCCCAGGAGAGGAACACTGTCCCGGTGGACACAGGAAGAGGCCACACCGAAGATGTTGAGGTTGGTTCTCCTTTTGTGCCAACCCTGGAGAGGCTGGCTGACGAGGCCAGATACGGCGGCTATTTCCGCATATGGCTCAATGGTGTGGAGATTCTTGAACCCGAAGACTCCCCGGAAACTATTGAGTCCGGCATGAGGATAGCTATTACTGCCTATGACAAGGTAGGGTAGCTATAACTGAATAAGGGTGTGTTGGTGTCACTATCACAGTATCGGCTCAAGTGGGAAGGAGTGTGCAACCGAGCCAACACAAAGCCGAAACAGTGGGGGTTTAACACCTCTTCCCCCACTGTCCCAGATAAGACAGGAACTTACTGGCTGAAGGAGGCAACCTATGAATCTGGCTGAAACAGTAGAAGCCCTTGAGAGTCTTAATATTCAGATAGGTATGGACTTGGGGGTTCATCAAGGCTGCTTGATAGAGAGTAACTGCCCCGTTGCTGTTGAGCTAAGAAGGATAATATCCGAGACAAACATACCGATGGCGGATATATTAACTGCACACGGAGAGATAACTTCTAACCCACCCAACTCTCCCTCCTCCTTAAATTTTACCCTCCCTGAGGTGAGTGGAATAGTCAATGTCTCAGTCGGTGGTAGCACAGCATCCATAGATGTGTCTGATTATATACGAGAGCAGGTAGAACGTACTCTTTCATTTCATATCCAGAGGATAGGGGAAGCCGAAGGTCAGCTCCGAAGAGCCGGGAACTCTTTCTTCCATGAGTACCTCAGGTCTATTGATACAGCCAAGAAGAGTAAGGAGCTCCTGGTTCCAAGGTTTAGTCTGGAACAACTTATGAGATATAAGTGCATGATAAGTACCGATGGTTCCGACTATCTCTATATCTTCTTGGTACATTATAATCCCCAGTGGGTTTACTCTGATGGAATCCGATGTAAACTTCATCCTGAACATGTTAAGAGCTTGGAGAGAAATATTGGCATTGTTTTTCCTATAACAAGTTCTGGCTCAATAAGGACTGTCTATTCAATAGATGAGAAAGGCTCCAAGTTCTCCCACTATCATGGTAGAGCTGGGGATTGCTGGGGTAATGTTACCCTGCCTCCTAGGTGGGATGGCTCACTCAGACAGCTTGGTTTGATAGCAAAAAAGATGGAAGGAGCTCTCGCCACTGTCAATGCCGACAGCCCCATGCAAACACATCCCCCAGGTATGCCCTCTATTGGTACTCTCATAGAAGAGGGTACTGAGCTTGG